ACGACTCAGCAACTATAGCACTCCAACGTCTCCAAGCTGGTTTAAGTACGCAATCCCGTGGTGCTATTGTGTCATTTAATAGTGCTACTAAGGCAATGTGCGGCATATCTTTTAATGCTGGGGGTGATAATGACAACGGAGACATTCAACTTTATGCTACTAATGACAATACCAGTTCTGCAAGTCTGTTTGACTTAGATCGCCTAGTTGTTTTTGGAGCTACAGGTACAGTCTTTAATGAAGATAGTGGAAATAAAGACTTCCGTATTGAGAGTGACGGCAACACCCATGGTCTGTTTCTGGATGCTAGTAATGGCATAGTTTGTATTGGGACAAACGACTTAAGCGTTGCAGGAAACACTGGAAGTGCATCGGGTATAAACCTTGATGGCGGTGGCGTCATTGAAGCTGCCGCTTATCAAAAGACCGTAGCTTATTTCAACCGCATGAATAATGACGGAGTAGTCGTAGAAATTAGGCAAAACGGAGCAATAGAAGGAACTATATCGGTTTCTGGAAATACTGTTAGTTATAATGGTTTTTCTGGCAGACACGAAAGTTCAGGAATCCCAGCTAACACACCTGTTGGTACAGTAGTCAGCACCATAGATACGCTGGATGTTTATCCTGATAACGCTACCGACACAAAAGGTAATGCAATATCTCACCCCAAAGCTGGTCAAATAAGAGCAGACCACGCACAGGTTGAAGTATCTACATCTGAAGGTGATGCCTGTGTTTACGGTGTTGTGTCAGAGTTTGATACCGATGGAAAACTTATTGTAACGTCTGTTGGAATTGGCTCAGTTAGAGTAACAGGTGCTTGTGCTAAAGGTGATCTACTCGAAAGCAACGGTGATGGCACAGCTAAAGTGCAGTCAGACGATATTGTACGCAGCAAAACACTAGGAAAAGTAACAATTGGCAATAGCAACACAGGTGTAAAACTTGTAGCTTGCGTAATGTATTGCGGATAATCCACTGTCATAAAGGAGAAACAAACAATGACAATAACTACAACTTGGAACGTCAAAGATATGAAGCGTAAGGACTCAGACGGGGGTGTATTTCTCGTCAACTGGTCACTAACCGCAGAAAGCGATGGAACCCCATCGTACTCAGCACAAGAAGGTGGCAAGTTACGTTGCACTGCTGATCCTTCTGCGTCAGACTACATAGCATACGCAGACCTTACAGAAGCTAATGTGCTTGGCTGGATTTACAGTAGTCTAATTCAAAAAAAAGAAGATGGCTCAAATGAAACCGCCGCTGAAGCAAAAGCTCGTATAGAAGCAGAACGTACAGCAAAGGTGCAGGGTCAGATAGATCGTGCTACTGCAAACTCCACGGGCGTACCTTGGTAATTTAATTTTAACCCCCAACCAAAGGAGATCACAATGGCTGAGAAAAAAACAAACACCATTACGATCAATGATAAATCTTACACTGAAGACCAACTAAATGACACCCAGAAGGTAATGGTGAACCACATTTCTGACTTAGATCGAAAGATTGGCTCTGCTAATTTTAACATTGACCAGCTAAAAATGGGACGCATGGCATTTATGAACACGCTGACCGCATCGCTAGAAGTTGAAAAGAGTACAGAAGAGGAATCATGAAGCTAGAGGAGCTAAGTCGTAGGTTGACCGTTGTAGAAGTTCAATTAGAAGAACGCTGGAAAGAAACGATCCTTAGAATAAAAAGGATCGAGGCTATTCTAATTGGTGTTGCTGGTACGATAATAGTCCTCCTTGCCAATATAGTTTGGAGAATGTGAATGTATGAGTACGCCATCAAGCAAGTTGTTAAGGTTGTAGATGGCGATACCATAGATATCATTATTGACCTTGGCTTTGACCTCACAAAAAAAGAACGAGTAAGACTAGCTGGTATCGACACACCAGAAAGTAGGACTAGAGATCTAGAGGAGAAAGAGCTTGGCTTAGAGGCTAAAGCCTTTCTTGCTCGAAGATTAGAAGATGGAATGATTTCTGGTCTGAAGGTTAAAACAGAAAAAGATGGCAAGTATGGAAGAATGCTTGGCTGGATTATTTGTGGTCAGACCAACATAAACGAAGAAATGGTTTATAGAGGTTATGCTTGGGAGTATGACGGAGGAACCAAGAAAAAAGATCTGGAAGAATTAAGATCTAAGAGGGTTAAGCAATGAGTTTGATTAGTTCTTTGATTGGTCCTGTTTCAGGCATTTTAGATAAGGTAATTCCCGATTCTGACATGAAAGCCAAGCTGGCCCATGAAATAGCCACGATGAGCGACAATCATGCTCAACAGGCTCTCTTAGCACAGTTAGAGATAAACAAGGCTGAAGCAGCCTCTGGTAGCTTGTTTAAAGGTGGTTGGAGGCCATTCATTGGATGGACATCTGGAGTTGCGTTTGCCTACCACTTTGTACTGCAACCCCTGTTAGTCTTTGTTTTAACAGCATCTGGAGTGGATTTACCTGAATTGCCTGAATTTGATATGTCTACACTCCTCACAGTTCTAGGTGGGATGTTAGGAATTGGCGGTTTACGTTCATATGAAAAGACCAAAGGATTAACAAAATGAATGATATTGAAATGTTTCACGTTGGAGAAAATGAAGACGGAAATAAACTTTACAATCTTCGATATGTCAAAGGTGGTATGTCTTTGCCAACGCCTTCAATGACAGAGGCTCAAGCTCTTGCAAGAATTAATGGCACTGAAGTTGAGATTGTATCAGTCAAGCCTGTTGAAGAAGTTGTTACAATCGTGCCAGATTACAAAACAATGAATAAAATAGAGTTAGAAGCTCTAATGAGAAAACACGACATAGAACTCGATAGACGCAAATCCAAGGCAGATCTATTAGCTGAAGTAGACGCTTTCTTTAAGGGTTAAATAAATGAGTGACGCACTAAAATCGCTTCAGGAAAAATGTGGGTGTTCTTCAATAGATGGATCGTTTGGTCCTAATACTGCTCGTGCAATAGTTAAGCATTATGAACTCTCTCCAGAGCGTGGAGCACATTTGCTAGGTCAAGTTGTGCATGAGAGTGGCTCATTTAAGTTAACAAAAGAAAACCTAAACTATTCTGCTGAATCAATGATGCGTGTCTGGCCTAGTCGCTTTCCAACAAAAGAAAGTGCAGAGCCATATGCCCGAAACCCAAAGGCATTAGCAGAAAACGTGTATTTTGGACGCATGGGTAATGACACAAAAGAAAAAGCTAGTCTGTACATAGGTCGAGGATTCTTACAATTAACTGGCTATAATAACGTCAAAGCCTTTGCCAGTGATATGGGCTTGCCTGAAGTTATGGAAGATCCGTCACTATTGGAAAAAGAATACGCAATGGATACAGCCATCTGGTTTTTCCAAAAAAACAATTTGTGGAAAATTTGTGATGAAGGTGTTAATGATAGTGTAGTCAAGAAACTAACAAAAAAAATAAATGGCGGTTACACTGGTTTAGATCATCGAATTAAAGAGACAAATAAAATATACGAGTGGGTTAAGGTTTAAATGACATTACAGCTATTACAGTTCAAAGCAGGAATAGTGAAAGACATCACAGAGTATTCTGCTGGTAAGAACGGACCATTCTGGGTTGACGGAGATCTTGTGAGATTTCGTAATGGCTACCCCACAAAAATTGGTGGCTGGCAAAAAGATGCAATCAGCCAGACAGATTCTGCTGGAACTGTAACAAGCACTGAGACAACTCCACAGGGCATAGCTCGCAAGATGATTAACTGGCGAGCCATAACTGATGGCGAAGACAGAATTGCTGTAGGTACTCACAACCACCTTTATATTATTCAAGACCAAGTTCTCTATGATATTACACCTCTCAGAGACAAGACAGATGCATCCAGCGCAACCTCTGAGGCTCTAGACAATAGCGAGACAGCAATAGACCTTGTAAGTGTTTCAGGATTTAAGACTGCTGGTGCTATTAAGATTGGCTCTGAAATAATAACTTACACAGGAATAAGCACATTAACTCTGACTGGCTGTACTAGGGGAACTAACAGCACTTCAGCTGCAGCCCATGACAGTGGCGCTGTTGCAACTCAAGTATTGATTGCTCCGATAACAACAGCGAATACAACCACAACTTTAACAATAACTGATAGTGGACATGGGGCAGCTGTCGGTGACTTTGTTGTATTTAGTGGGGCTGCTGCTGTCGGTGGAGTGACTGCTGAAAACTTAAACAGGAAAGCTGGTTACCAAATAACATCAAAGACTGCTAATACATACACAGTGACCTCTCCAACTGCAGCTACAAGCACAGCGACAGGTGGTGGCAATGCAGTTGTCATAAGCTATCTTGTCGGAATTGCTGGTGGTTTAGGAACTCAGAGCTCAGACCCAGCATTAGGTTGGGGTGTTGGAGGTTGGGGGCAAGAGGCATGGAATGAGCCTAGATCTGCATCAGAGTCTGATGTTAATCTAACCAACTCCTCTTGGAATTTAAATCTCTGGGGAGAAGACCTAATCGCAACTATTCGTGGCGGCGGTATCTTCTATTGGTCAGTATCCAGCACAGTCTCAACCAGAGCTGTCTTGGTTTCATCTCTCTCTGGAGCACTAAGTGTCCCAGCCATTGCCACAGTAACCACAGTGTCATTCCCTGATCGTCACTTTATCGCTGGTGGATGTACTGAGTATGCAGGTGGTGGAAACTTAGATGAAATGCTTATTCGGTGGTCTGATCAGGAAGACTTTACTGACTTTGGTCCCACCTCAACAAATAGTGCAGGTGACCAGAGACTAGAAGTTGGTACTAAAATTGTATCTATGGTGAGTGCAAGAGAAGAGACACTTATATCCACAGATGCTGCTGTGTACGGCATGACGTTTGTCGGACCACCATTTATATTTAGCTTCAGGTTACTGGCTACTGATTGTGGTGCAGCTGGTCTGAATACCATGATATCAATTGATGGTAATGTCTTTTGGATGGGCAAGAGAAACTTTTTTGCCTATGATGGTGTCGTAAAAGAGCTTCCTTCCTCAGTGCAATACTACGTCTTTGATCGTATGCAGAAACGCTATATCGACAAGGTCGTGGTGGGGCATTCGAAGGCTTTTAAAGAAGTGACTTGGTGGTATGTGTCTAATGACAATACTGCTGGAACCACAAATCCCGAAAACGACAGCTATGTTACATACAACTATGCTGAAGCAGCCTGGTCAATTGGAACTATGGATAGAACAGCTTGGCAAGATTCTTTTGGCTCTAGGACAGTTCCCTTTGCCTTTGATCCCAGTGGATTGCTTTACAACCACGAGACTGGAACCAGTGACAATGGATCTGCCATGAACTCATTTATCGAGAGCTCACCAAGCGAAATACCAAATACTGGTGAGAATTTATATTTAGTTG